AGTGAAGCTGAAATTACTGCGTTATCAATAGTCTTTATAAGACCTACATACGTAGTTGAAATTTTGTTATTATATAGACTTGCCATTTTTTAGTTTTTTAGTGTCATTTATTTTTTTTAAAAAAGTTTTTAGTTTTTCTATATTTATTTTTTTTGGTTTATATCTCATAAAACCCATCCATTAAATGTTGCATCTTGGCTTGGGTTTAAATCATTATTACTATTGCTAGTATATTTAGGAAAACTGCTTTGATTAAAAGCCATATAATCAATAAATCTCCTAGCATACCATTCAGCATTTGTCCTAGCTTTCTCTGTTAAAAAATCAACTTCATTTTTACTAACAGTTTCAGCAGTTTCAGATGAATGCTTAAAAATTCCTCCGTTGCGTATTTGGTAAGCCGCAAATGGAATGTAATCCACCTGTGCAAACCATATTAGCATTGGTGCAATATAGTCGTTTAGCAATGTCTTAAATTTAGCATTACCTACATCATCAATAGTACCATCACTTATTAGTCCAGCAATTTCATTATACAGCTCTGTTCCCATATACTGCTGTATGTGAATTTCCTGTGCCAATTTCACGAATTGTATGAACTTATCTGTGTCCACATTTCCGTCAATGATGGAATTACGGACTAAGTCGGTTCTATTTATAAATAACGCTGTTGCTGCCATAATTTTCTATTTTGGATATGCCCCCCTATTTCTCATTCGGTCTGGTGCTATTTTACTTTCTGCTGTGCCTCTAGGATTTTTAATATAAGTTTTAGGTATTGTTCTCGCTTTTTCATAGTTTCCTAAATTTTCAGACGCTTCAGTATTACTAGCTAACCTGTACAAAACACGAACCCATTTATGTTTGCAGTAAATGCCTCCTTTAAACTTAAAAATATCATAAGGTTTTTTCTTGTGTCTAAATTTTACATTGACATCCTCACGCCAACTAGCTTTGTCAATATCTTCAATTCTCCATACTAAACCAGCAGTCGATAGCTTCATCATTTCTGCACAAAAATCTCTTGATTCTCCACCTGATGCCATCCCTCTTGCATATTTATAACGTATTTTATAGAGTCCATTTTTAGAATCTAAATAACTAAAAGCACTCCCATCTCTTACACTTCCAACGTTGTTTTCTGAATCATCTTTTAATCCTACAAAATTCTTGATTTTAGATAAGGTACTTTTTTTCTCTTTTATTAAATAGTTAGCAAAATCTTCATTACTAACTTCACTGTCTTCATCTATTTCAGAAACATAAACATAATCATCAGAAACTTTGTGAGCAGTTTCTCCTAAAGACCCAAGTATTAATTTTTCATCATCAGTAGATAATTCTTGTTTTTCATTTTGTTCAATGCCTGTTTCTTCTTCAATTTCTTCACTATCCTGTAAGTCTGGGTCAACCTCAGTAAATTCTAAGGGCTGTAAGGTTATAAAGTATAGGTTTAAGGCAATATTATTAAAAGCAAGCAGTATATTAAAGGAATCTATTAAAAGCTCCTGAAAGGGTCTTATAACAGTATTATCCATTAATAAAGAAGCAGTCTTAATTTCATCTGCATTATTCCCTAGCCCTGTACTATCTTTAATTCCTAAAAGCATTGGACTCACAACTCTGTGTGCTAACATTATTTTCTTTGTACTTTCTTCTGACAAGAATTGATATTGTTGGTGTGCATCACTTAATTGAACAGGTGTTATTTCAGCTTGTGCTTCTTTATTGTCATTAAAAGCTAGAATGAATTTGCCTGCGTTGGAAGTGCCAGAAAATTTTTCAGCTATTTTGCTTTCAATTAATGACCTTTCTTGTTCGTTTGGTATTCCGTTGTTGAAGTTGATTAACATACTAGGAGCAAGACCATTCATTATATTATTGAGATGGTAATTTGATATTTGTTCTTCAAGCTCTGTGTATTGAAGTCCTCCCTGATAATCCACAGGACTATAATAATAAAATCCAGCCCTATATGGTTGTATATAGTAAATTTCTATAGATTCTTTACTCATACCATAAGCTGGTATTCTTAAAGGTTTGTCAGCTGGAGTTATTTTAGCCCAATCTTTAAAATAATAATACGCAGGAACTACGCCATCCTTATTTGCTTTTTCAGCCCTTAATGTCTCAACAGGAAAATGCTCTAATTGAACAATTTTAGTTTTTTGTTTATTATAAATAACTTGTATAGCACATTGACCCATTAGCTTTAAGTCATAACAAAGCTTACGTACTATTTCTTTTTTAAATAACGAAACCATTTGAGCATATTCATTAGGCTTTTTATTTGCATTAGTAGCATTTAATCCTTTACCAAAAATAGATTGGCTAATCCCATTTATTGCAGCGTTGTTGGTTGGGCTTCCATTATATCTGTCAATCAGGTACTGAAAATAGTTGTTATCAGTTCCATAATCCACCCATTCTCTGTGAGCTACTTCTTTAATTTCTGGACTTGTATAGGTTGTTAAATTAACAAAACTGACTTCGCTATTTAATTGCTTTATAAATTGCCCTATTTTATTTCTTTTTTTATTTTTCATATTACAATATACTCATTATCAAATGAATCATTAGTAGTGTATTGCCCTTTGTTTAATTGGTAATGGTCATTATCATTAAGCTGGTCAATATCTTGGTCTGTACAAAATAACCTGTCTTTATATATATTTTGTTTTTGGTCTGAATCTGTTTGCCACACTTCATCATAAAGTTCCCACAAACTCAAGTTCATATTCCAATAGTTAAAATCAGCATATAAATCCAAATCATAAAACCTTCCTTCTATAAAAATTGTAGCAGCCCCTGAATCTACATAAGAGTTGGTAAAAGTTAAATAATTACCACTAGTATCAGAAGAAGGAATACCATTAAAATAACTAAACGTCTTATTTAAGCTCGTATCTCTAACATCAATAGTAAATTGTCCTAGATATTCTCTAGGAATTATTGATAAGGTTTGACTAGCGTCTGTGGTTAAAACTATCATTTTATATATAACGAGTAAATAATGATAATTTGTAAAATAAAAAAGCACCCTAAAAAGAGTGCTTCCTATATTCTAATATTTAAAGAGTGTTAGACACAAGTATTTGGTTCTATCTGTGTTGCACTACCAGTAATTAACCCAGCATCTACAAAGGCAGGAGCTTTTTCTTCCTGACCTTCAAATGTTAAAGTAAATCCTGATAGGTCGCCTGCACCTGCTCCTGTGACAATTGTTCCTCCAGTACATTCAACACCATTCTCTAATCCACATAAAAATTGATTACCCAAATAGTCTTCTACCACTAAATGAGGTCTATTTATTGCCAGAAGTTGTATCTCTTGTTGTGTTGCAGCTTCTAAATATGTTAATGTAAGGTTAAGAGTCTGAGCATAAAAATTCGTACCGTTCTCACGACTTGAATTAATCGTAGTCTCTAGCGAACTGTTACCTTTTATATCGTATTGAAACCAGACAGGCGAACCTGCAAATGAATCAATTGTTCCGTCAGCATTTACTGCTACTGTACCTAGAGTTCCATAGTCGGCAAAGTAAACAGTTTTAATTCCTCCAAAACCTTGTTTTGCTGGTAATTTTCTTCCTGTTGTTAAAGCACAAGCCATATTTATTTATTTTTAAAAGTTAAACAAAAAGGGTAGGTATTAGCTACCCATTTATTATATTATACAGTTGGGTCGTAAAGAACGATTTCAGAACCATATCCATATTGGACTGCTGCTGTGAATCGCATAATTACTCTCACATTTTGACTTCCATCAAGGTCAGCCATATCCAAAGTTTTCACGATATTTAAATCATTCATTAAACCAGTACCAAACCATAGATTTGATTTCTGAGCCAATACCATTTGGTTGTCAGTCATTCCCCAAGCTGGGAAAATATTAACACCATCAAAAGATAGAGCTTGACCAGAATACCACATTTGAGATTTATTCTCGATTCCTCCTGTTACATTTGCAAATCCTCCAAGAGCTCTAATGTAAGCTTGAGCTACATTTTGAGATACATAAAGATTTAAATCTTCTTTACCATAAAGAGCAGATGGACAAGCATCAATAACTTTCGCCATTTCTGCAACTACGTTA